TGGAATAAGAGCAACGGTTGTTGTCTCAAAAAACCCACTTAAACCGAATGCCCCAAAAATACCAGTTAAAACCCGATTCACATATGCGTACCTCTGACACAAAGCCAACTCAGTACCATACGGTCTGTAATCAAATGATGTGGCTGTGCTGCCTTTCTCTAACTGGACGCCGGTGATGTAGAAGGTGGCTCCGTTGGTGCCGACGACAGAGACTGCGCCTGTGGCTGCTGTATAAGTTGCGCCAGCCCAAGCACCTGCTGTGCCGCTAAATGTTGCGCCAGCGCCAAGGCTAAAGCCAACGCGAATACCAATCCCGCTGTCCGTCAACCAAGTGCCTGATGTATCTCCAGCAATAGTGACTGACTTTTGCTCCCATGTATTCGCGGCAGAGATTGAATAGGTAAACGGATAAGAGCGATTGACTGCACTGTTTAGCAATGCACCGCTAAAAGTACCAGTCAGTGACGAGCGCACCCAAAACGAAAGGGTGACAGTTTGAGCGCCAGCAGCCCCCCAACCCAAGTCAGCAGCGTTGAATCCCTCAATGTACTGTGACACGCGAAACAAGTCACCAGCCGCTACCGAATACGCAGATAGAGAAGTAACAAGTAAAGAGTTAGTGAACCCAGCAGGGGCGACTGTGCTTCTCTGAACGCTGAATTTAGAAGCCTGCGTCAAACCAGCATTCCAGCGATCAATTGTATATTGAGCATCAGTAGGCGTCACACTCGCCCCAGCGTTCCTCTGGTCAATCCGCATATCCCCGTTGATGATGCGGTTTTTGAAGCCCATTGAACTGGACGCATTGAATACAGATGAACCATTCACCTTTGCGGTGATTTCGCCAGTTCCTTTGGAAACCAATTGAAACCCAATGTTTGTGTCGCCACCTGTGGCAGATAACACTGGCGCACCACCAGTCGCAGCATTGGTCACAGTGATTTCATTCACAGCAGACGCTGTTGCAGACATCTTGAGCAATTCATTGCCGTTGGTATCAATGACATCACCAACCAGTTTCAATTTTTTGCCTGACCCAATATTCAAGCCAACAGATGTGCCTGTACCGTCACCAGCAAACAAAGCATCAATGGTGTCAAGATCAGTGTTGATTTTTGTCCCCCAGGTATCTGTTGAAGCACCGACTTCTGGTTTTGTCAGAAGTAAGTTGGTCGTCGTGGTATCTGCCATTTAATGCTCCTATGCGGCCTCTTGCCAAGTGATTGAATTGTCCGATAAATCTGCCCAATTTTCTGATGTGTCAGATTCTGGCGTCCAACTTTCAGACGTGTCTGAGACTGGTGTCCAGCTTGCTGATGTATCCGATTGCGCTGACCATGACTCTGCATTGTCTGGGACTGCGCCCCACCCAAAGCCAATCATCGTCCCAACTGCGGTGATGGATTCAACGCCAGTGATTGCAACTTCAATTGCCAGCCCAGCAGTCCCAACAGCACCAGTTCCAGCAACGCCAGTGATGTCTTGGAACGATATAACCTCTGCCGACATAGTACCAACAGCACCAGTGGCTGCATTGCCTGTGGTGTCTTTGGTACTTGTAACGCCAACCGAGTCAACAGCGCTAGTGGCGGCATTGCCAGACAGATCAACTGAAGCAGACTGAGTGACACTGCCAACCGCCAAGGTTGATGCATTGTCTGTGACGGCCTTGGTTGATGCCGCCAATACAGATCCAACAGCACAGGTAGACGCATTGCCAGAGATGGCAATAGAGACAGTCAGGCCAACTGTGCCCACATTGCCTGTGGCAATCGTCCCATCTTCTTGGATTGATCGGCTGGCAAGCAGATTGCCGATAGCAGTGGCAGACGAATTGCCACTGATGACGACATTGCCTATGCCATAGACGCCCTTGCCGTAATAGCCTGTTCCATAAGCAGCCATGCCGCTGCCCCTACATTCAAGCCAGCCTGATCAGGCCAGTGCTTGCATCATTGGTCGGCATGGTCAGCGTGAATGTCCCAGCAGTCACTGTCTGACTGCCAAATGTGTGGACGCTGACCGCCTTGTTTGACTGGGTCGAGTTATAGATCAAGACCGCATCAAATGCTGTTGACAATGTCACAGATGAATAACTGATGCTAGCGCTTGGTGTCACAAACGCTGTTGTTCCGCTGGTGCTTGGTGCTGTGCCAAATGTCACCGTAGTACCGCCTGCTGTGTAGCCAGTGCCAGAAACCTCGCCAGTAGCAGTGTAGGCAGTGGTTGATGCGTTGATGGTGGCAGAAGCCAAGTACAAGGCAGCCTTGAATGTGTCAGCAGTGGTTGCGGCTCGCACAACGCCAGTGCCGAAATTGTGATGGCCGACCAGTAATTCACCCTTGAAACTGGTGCACATCGCTTGCGTGTTGGCCATGGTTTATTCCTTAAATTGATTGGCTGATGCCGTCAGCAAAGACACTACGCTTGAGCGCCATGTGGACAGATCGATGCACCATCTCACCGTCCAACCAATACTCCACCCAGCTTGTTGTCTCGGTGTCGTTGTCAAGTGAACCTTCACGCTTTTCAAGCAGTGATTCGTCCATCTCGCCTTTGGTGGTGGTAATCATCATCCAAATGTCCTTGCTCGCGCCATCAGTGCGCCGCCAGAAGTTGATCCACGATCATCTGCAATCTGCAACTGGTCAAGACCAGCCTGATACAACGATGACCACACTGTGATTCTCGCATCGTCTTGCAAGTATGGCGCAGCCTGCAACAAAGAGCCGTACAGATAGACGTCAGGCGCTTGCGTCAAAAGCCAGTTGGTCGCCACAGTCGATGACAACTTTGTCAACTTAGCGTAGTAGACAAGCTCTGCTGTATATGCGGCGTCGGGTATTGGCAGCAATCGGAATTGACTTCCAACAACACTGAAATACAGCGGTTTGCCGCTGGACAAGTAGGTGGTGTTCGACAACTGATCCATTGCGTCAATGGTTTGAAACGTCAGGTTGGTCACTGGATTGGTGTCCAGCTTGATCGTCTTGGTCTCCAAGAAATCATCAGGCACAGTGCCATATTCGGCGGCAGCCGCAAATGAGGCAGTGGCACGCACAATCATTTGACGTGTGCGTAGTTGGCGCTCAATCTGAGCCTCTGCCAAGCTGATGAAATCAGGGATGGTGGCCGTCAAGTCTGACCTGTTGAGCCAGTCGGCCAACGAGGCTTTGAGTTCGGTGTAGGTTGTGAGTGCCATCAGACTGCCTCTTTTTCCATCTCTTCTTTGACGATCCAAGTGTGCTCATGTCTGAATTCAAACGTGCCAATATGGCCGATCTCTTTTGAGACATCATGGTCAATATACACCTTGTAGCCCATCTCCTGCGCCTTCTTACAGAAGAACACATCCTCGCCCATGTAGCCGCGAGTGCCAGTTTGCCAAGGCATATCAAACCATGGCTCTGTCATGCCCTCAAAGACGCCACGCTTGATCATCATGATGCCAGTGCCAACAGAGCCAATCTCTTCCAAGCCAGTGGATTCAGGCATGGTGTAAACAGCTTGGCGCTTGCCGTTCTCATCGTAATTCTGCGCGGTTGGACCTGTAGGCATTCTGCGCCGTGCGCAGTTGGCCGCCACGATGTCCACATCATGCGCCAGCAAACGCTGGATCATGTCTTGCGGGAATGTCATGTCTGAGTCAATAAACAGGATATGGCTGCACCCTTCGCGCATCGCATCCAAGCAAAGATCAGCACGCTGATTCTGGATCAGTGTGCCTTGCAGGATCTTCAAGCTCACCGCGTCAGTGGTGTTAAGCGTGTGGTACGCGACCATGTTGACCATGCAATAGGTGTAATTGGTGTGTACTTGATCCCGCGCTGGGGTGCAGACTGCAATGTAGTTCATACTTCACCTGGCCTAACTCTGAAAAACCGATTGTCAGGGTCGTTAAGCCAGCGTTTCATGTATTCCTGATCGTCCAACTTACCCTCTGCTTTGAGTTTGTAATAGATATTCTCAGGGATGCTGGCAATATGATGCCATTCACCTTTCCAGTTTGCCTTGTTGTCAATGGCGGCAAAGTCGCGCTTGTTGGCCTCGATGACAGCGGTGATGTCTTGCGTGGTCTGAACCGTTGCCTCATCAGTCAGATCGTTGTAGTGCCAAGTGCGAGTAATGCCCTGTTCAGGGTTTGCATCAAAGAATCGTTTTTCCATGTAAGTAGGGGAGGATTTCTCCTCCCCTTTCCTCTTAGTTGATTAAGAAGTGATCAAGTCAGCAGCCAAGCCGTGGGCATTTTCAGCCGTGACTTTGTGACCCCACTCAACCAACAGCATACGCTTCTCAGCGTCACCGGTCTTGGCAAGTTCGACTTGCTGGTAAGGACGCAGCACAGTCAATTTTGCGTACTCAGGGTCGATCACCCATGCATCGCGCTCGCGTTGAAATCTATTCGCAATTACGGCCACGGTCCCGAAGTCTGACACGTATAGATCCACCGCGCCAATTAAAGTAGCAGGTTTTTCACCGCCATTAATATTAAAGCGTTGAGATGCAATGCCAGAGAAGCCAGACACGCGCTGCTTGTTGACAGGGCCGCACATCAGGATCTTTGGAGTGCCACCAGCAGACCACACCTTCTGGATGACGTTCTT